CAAGCTGAAGTGCGCCAGCACTGCTTGTCGTTCCCAAAGGAAGACGAGCTACAGCTACAGTGCCGCTTGTAAGCTCAGAGGCGTTGGTCGTCTTAATCAGACTAACAGCAGCCTGTTTTGTCGTTCCACTCTGAACGATAGGAGCAACATCTGTCGGATTGACAATAGTCGCTGCTGGAAGGTCGGTAATGCGTGTTCCCATATTAGCCAGTTACAATGCGGTCGCTCAGTTCAGTATTAAGAAAATCACCAGTTTCCGTCAAGACACGATCTACAGTAGTTGGTGCAATAGGGTGTCCTTGTTTTGGAAACCTGAAGGTTGTCTTGTTGCCCTTGACGCTTCCACGAGCCACCAATTTGACTCCTGGAGCTGCCACGGTTCCATTTCGGCGAATGATGAACTTATTCATCTTAGTAGGTGTAAGCCATGTTCAGCTTCTGAATCTGGCCTTGTTGCCTGATCAATACGTCAATTTGTTGTTGAATTGCAGCTTCAGCCAACTGATCAAATGCAATACCCTCGTCAGTTCTGCCTTCAGATTTAAGGAAGTCAGCAGTCACGCTGTTCACCAAAAAGTCTTTGAACCTATAAGGAATACTTACCTGTTGCCAATACACGTTTGGTGGATCAGCAGGCGGAACAGAAGTAGACGATACAGTTGATGTCCAGAAGTTGGCTCGTGTTCCTTTGCTGGCTGTCAAAGGATTATACTCAGAAGACTGTTGGAAAATGTCGTAGTACACCTGAGAGCCAACCGAGTAGGTCGTGCTGTTGATGAACTTGGAGCCAAACAACCGGGGCGCATCCAAGCGGTATTGAATGAACTTCTCTCCATCCTCCAAGAACCGAAGATAGGTTACGTCTACAGTTCTGGTTGTATCCGGAACAGTGATCAGATCCTCAACAGCAAAGTCAATCTGCACAGCTCGCGTGGTTGTGCGCGGGTCACGCTCCCATGCTGCCAGACCCTGCAAGGATCCTGTGGGCATCTGCACTAACCGCTGCGGATTGGCTGTAAATATGGCAGTGGTCGTCAGTTTTCCGTTCGGGCCTTCGTAGGTTGGCAAAGTCACCGTAGATGTGTGCGGAATCTGAACGTAAAAGCTCGTGATGTATTGCCCGATGCTGTCTGTAGCAGAGTCGTAAGTGAACGTGTAGTTCTGCTTGGCTATGCTGACAGATTCTCCGTTGTAGGTGTAGTAAAACGGGTTGTTGAAGCGCACTTCCGTCTGCGAAATGGTTCCCTTGCGGAAAGCGTCGTTTGCAAAGTCAGCTAAGTAAACCCTTGGAAAGTTCAGATCCAAATCAAGTTTGAGGCTGACCAAGTCTTCTTCTGTCTGAACAGACAACGGGATGTTTGATTCCGTCGTAAGCTCAGAGTCTCCTTGTGTAGTCAATGACGGTAAATCAAACAACGTCAACGACTGGATTGGATTGCCCGGAAACGTGCGCAGAAACCTGTTTGCGTCCGGCCATTCTTCACGATCCCATATCGTTCCAATGCGACGGGACGTAAAATCACGAATTGTGTTGAAGCTCTTGTCGTTTAGCGTCGAACGATCCAAGCCAATCAATTGGCATACTTCTGCAAGGATGTCGCTAAACGGAACTGTCTTCATGCGTAGACTTTATGGAAACGCGAACTGGTTGAAGGAACCCATCCTACACTGATCTCCTTGGTTCCGCCAGAATTAACTCTGCATTGAGGGTTATCGCGGAAGAACTCGTGAATGAACTTCTTGTCATCCCAGCACTGGTATCCCAGCTTCTGTCCCCAGAAATGATAAGCATCTGGCGGAATACTGCCGATCTTCTGGCCAAGTCCATCAATTGAACGGTGGCGCATCTTGGTATACTTGGCAGCTTGTTTCGACTGGATCTCAGCGTTTACACGCTTCATCTGCCAGCCACGCCGAAACTCGGCTTCTAACTGCGGCACAAGATCAGGGCTGATTGCTAACATTTTGTCTAATGTATGGATTTTGTTGTTGCTGCTGCAAATACTTTGACTGCATCCGCTGTTGATTGTAAGCCTGCAACTGCTGATTATATTCCTGTTGTTTTTTTGCGTTCTCAGCCATCACCTGCTGTCTTTCAGCATTACGCGCATCAGCCACGTTTTTTTGCAACTCAAACGCACGTTGCATGGGTTTCTGAATGTTTTCCGCGTACTTGCTTGCATCAAATGGCTGAATGTTAATTGCATCCGGAATAGCAGCAAACGTGGGCTTCTGTGGAGCTTGCAGCATGGGACGCCGCATAGGCTGCTGCATTCCAGGTCCAGGTCTTTGAAGATTTCCCATACGCAAAAGAAGGCTGTCTCTCCAGCAGTCACACCATTCAGACGCCCGACAAATCGGGCCAAGCGTTCCGGGTTTTCCAGCACGGCAGGTGTCGCAGAAATGTCTCTGTCTCTCCAGAGTGTCACACCAATTTGCCAGGCTGGCAGGTGTCGCCTTTATTGACGTCTCTCCGTTAGTCACACCACTTCCGGCAGCATTACCTGTGACGGCGCAGGTGTCGCGCTAGTTAGACTAGCTCGAGAAGTCGAACTTGCCAAGTCCAAGCGGATTGCCGACCACAAGGCCGCAAACAGCTTCAACCAAGCGAGCAGGACCGCCGCCGAAGTCAGGCAACGATTGCACGGAAGCGACGTTCCCACCGTAACGCACTTCGATCAGATCCATGTTCAGAACAAGACCTTTGTACGGGGTGGAGGTCCAGGTGCTGCCAGACACCGTTCCGATGAACACGGAAGGATGCAGCTTCACCGTTCCGAAGTCACCTTGGAACACGTCCACGGACTGGATGTACGTTTCAGACGCAGCGTCACGCTGGAAGGTCTGTACCTTGGTTGCACCAGCTCCGGTCACACCAGACGTGCTGGTGGTCGTCAACTGGGTCGTTCCAAGCAACGCGGTGAATGCACGCTTGAGGTCCGTTCCAACGATTGCGTCGAAGGACTTGTACTGGCCAGTCTGGTCGTAGATCGACTTGAGCAAGCCCTGCACAGCCGTGTCCGTCAACCCGCTCGAAGCGCCAGTGAGGATGCTCGTAGAAGGCGTGCGGAACTGCGAAGGAATGTCTCCGGGCGTAGCCGTGCCAGTGCCAGCTGTGGAAATCCACGTCTGAATACCAGCGGTTAGGTACGGCACAGAGCCATTGTCCTGCTGCGCGGTTTGGTTCGAGCAAAGCGCAACTTCAATGGAACGCTTGGCTTGGAGGATCGACTTGCTGACGTTGTACGCCAGTTCGTCGCGTACACCGGCAACCTGAGCGATGTCCTGCGTGAGCTTGGACACACGCACGGCAGGCATACGAAACACCTGTGCGTAGTTAGCCAATTCCGCACGATAGCCCACGTCCCAGTTCGTGTAGGTGCTGACGTCAGAGCCGTCAAGCGTACCACCGACTTGGGGAGCCGGATTGCTGTCAGCCTGCCAGCGGAAATACATATTCCCGGGCTTGCTGCCTTTGCGCGCCATCGACGTGAAGGGCGTGTCCTTCGCGTCAACGAGCGCAATCATGTCCATGAGGTCTTCGCGTTTACCGCGACCAGAGAGGTTAGGTTCAGTTAATAGAGGCATAAGAATGAGTTTTGGTTGGTTGTTAGGGCTTACACAAACCCTTTTGCTTTCAACAGGTTACTCAATCCATCTCGACTGGAAGTATCTCGCAAGAACACTTTGCTCGCTTGAGTGCCATCATCGGGTTTTGCCGGGGGTGCTTTGACACTGGGCTGAGAAGGTGCTCGCTTGATTGGTGCTGCCTGTTTCTGTTTTGAAGTGCGCTCAGTGAACGACTTCATTCCTTCCACAAACATTCCTACCAAGTGCATGTAGTCAGGTCTGCGCTTGATCTCTGGAAAATCATTCAACACAGCTTGTGCTGCTTGATACTCCTGAGATTCAGGCTTGTTGAGCCATGGAAAGTTCTGCACGATCAATGGAGCGGCTGCTGCCTGCTGTTGCAGATATGCGAACCGCTGCGGAAGCTCGACCTCTTTGTTGCGAATTGCCGCCCGTTTCATTGCCCTGACTTGTTTGTCAGACAACTCAATCGTTTGGCCATCCGGGCCTTGGATCTCTCCACCGTCCGGGTTTTCTTCGCACCACATAATCACGTCCACCGCTCTCTTGTACTCTGCCTCAACCTCAGGGATTGAGCTAAGAGCCTCGATCTCGTTGGACACTGATTGCTGTTTTGCTTGGGTTGCCAGAGACTTACTAGCCTCCAACTCCCGCTGCATTGCAGCCAGTTTTGCTTCTTGCTCTTGCAGCTTTGCCTGAGCGGCTTTTTTCGCAGCAACTAACTTGTTGATGCGCTTCTGCACACCCCGACTCAACTGACTACTATCTTCTTCGTCTTCGTTGGACTGATCGACTTCGTCTTGAACTTCAGGTTCAACCTCCGAGGATTCCTCGGTAGTTGGCTCTTCAGTCTCGGACTCGGTCTGCCGCTCCTCTTTGGCTGGAGCCGCCCCTTCCTCGTCAAGGAAGTTGTTCTTGATGAAGTCTGTTAGACTTCGCTCATCGAACTTACCGAGGTTGTCTGCAACGGGTAAATTTGCTCCCTCCTGACTCCCGGAATCAGGCTGTGTGTTTGTGTTTTCCATGCTGGTGAGGCAGCAAGCCCTTTATAGTTTCAAACCAGTAACGCTGGTTAGCCCGTTGTTGGCGTTATGCCAAATCTTCATCAGGAGTCAAGCCATTTAATTTCCTAGCTTCCTGTCTAAATTGTACAAGCGTAGACAAAACAAGATTAATGCCATCCACTGAACCACATGCGTGGATACGATCTTCTCCTTTCATGTCTCGACTAACAGCAGAAATCCACTGCTGTTGTTGCATAGCTTCAATTAGCTTAATGATCTCCGTCCAAGTGACGTTCTTCCCACTAAACCCAAAAGCGTTCTTTTGATCTTCTGTCATGTTATTGCTGTTGGCTTACAGGCGTCACACCAATCCGGCCAATCTGCGCGTTCTGCTGTTGCATGACGCTCATTTGCAAGCTCTTAACGTAGTTCTGGAACAACGCTTGGAAGTTCTGATCCTGTTGTAATGCTTGCTGCGCTTTTGGATTAGCCTGAAGGATCTGCTGTGCGTACTGAAGTTTTGTCTGAGCAGCAGGATCGTTTGGTTGATACAAGGCTTCATTGCCCAATAACATGAGCGCAATGTCACTCTGTACGTCCTTAAACATCTGACGACTGGCGTCCTGTGGATTAAGGATCAACTCCTGAGCCATCTCAGGTGCAACCGCACGGATCATCATTTCGGTGAGCTTGTTCCGGTTGAGTACACCTCCCGAATCAAGCTGTGCCACTTTGGTCAGGAAGTCGATCTTCTGAGCAATGTATTCCTTGTCCAGATCGTTGACATCGAATTTGACGGTCAGATCAAACTCGTTGTGGATGGCAGACAAGTTTTGCGGCAGTTGGCCGCCAGTGACTCGCTGAATCTCCTGTGGACTCATGTACTGGCAGCACAGGCTGAACATCTGTCGGAAGATGGTGCGCCAGGTTAGCAGCCAAGTGTTAACCAACATCTGTTGGAGTAACTGCGTTTTGCGAGGATCAACATTCGGATTAACCGTCCCAAAGTAGGCAGCATGATTGGCCTCAACGCGCTGGATCAACTCGAACGCCACAGTGGGCTGACGAGCTGGCGGATCCATAAACGTGTAGTCGGTCGGACTGACTACCGGTAGAGAAACACCTGGGCCGATCTTGTTGATGGCTCCAATTCGTTTGACGACTTTGATGGGAGGCAAGGTTGAGAATGCCGTATGATCTCTGATCGAGTCATGCTGGGCTTTGACTTCGTCTTGATCCGTGGACGCCAGTTCTGGAACTCCGCGCGTGTCAAAAATAGCCCGACGAATGCACTCACGACGAAACTCAACAAAAGGATACTCTCCATGCGCGTAATCGAGTCTTTCATGGATGGCGTATGAGATTTCTTCTCCTCGATGATCAACAGCAGCCTGAGGACAAATGACCGTGTAGTAGATACAGGGAGCCGTGCCGTCCAAGCTTTTGGTGTAGCAATACACCACCTCGATCATGTTCTTGTAGTTGATGCCGTTGTAAACCAGCATCTCCGTACTCGGCAAGATATTGGTGTTGTACAAAGTGCTGCTTTTGCCAGCCATCTGCACAGCCAACTCAACCCAATCCTTGTTCCAGCCTTCAGTCGTGATTTTTTCACGGATCTCCACCTCGGACATCCATGTCCGACGGAAGATGACTCGGCTTCTTTGCAGATCGGCAGTCTCCGGTGGGAACAAAATCTCGTCCCAAGGCTTCAGCGCGATGATCTCAGGCAGATTCTTGCTGACATACTCTTCGTCTCGAGTCGTCACTCCCGTTTCAGACAACTCACGGACCATGCGCTTGGCCTCTTGCAACGCGAGTCCAGGGATGGAAGCCTGCAAAATCAATGCAGCTTCTTCTGCCTGATCAGCAATCAACTGAGGCAATTGCATCAGTGTCGGACTGCCCGATTGCTGCGCCATTGCCATGATTTCCTGTATGGAAACAGGCTGAGTACGCTTGCTGATGTTCTGTCTCCAGCCGACAAAGAAAGCTGTCCAACCGTACTGGAAAGCGTATTGCGCTCCAAGTTCTGCCTCACGACGAAGCTCCAAAGGCATCTTATTGTCGCGCACCCAATGCAGCAACGTCGTCGCAACACCGGAGATCGACGTGTCGTTGAGTTCCGTCTCACTCGCACGAATCGTTGCCCGCTCAAACGCAGTCACCAAGAGCGCAGAAAGCTCGTTACAGGTACTGTCAATCAAACGGTTACGAACGTCGCTTGCACCTTCAAAAGGCCACGCTGGGTCTCCATCGTTACGCAGATTGCTATGCTTCTTGCCGTCGTCACTTTGGCCTGCCCAGCGGGCAAAACGGATGTCATCGAACTTCGTCGTCAGGTTGCCCTGAGTCGAGTTGATCATTGCCCGGTTGTATTCGCTCAACAAATCGCCAACATCAGGAATGTTGGTAGCTATTGCCAAAGGATCGGTAGAAGGCGAATACATACTTTGCGTCAAATTACGTTAATCTATGTCAATGGTCAATAGGAACCACATTTTGACATTGCAGCCATTTGTTTCTTCCAGCTTTCACCGCCGTAGTGCTGTGGTTGCATCACCGTCAGATACCCTAAAGCGTCAATAGGATCTTTGCTGGCTCCCTTTTGGCCGTCTGCTCCAGTCCACTCCCTCATGCTGTAGATTAGGTTCTGGCAACTCTCATGGATCATTAGCTTGGGATGATTCTTGCCAATCTCAATAGGCAAATCTCGGTCGTAACAGAGTAGATCGTTAATCACTAACACCCGTTCGTCCACGGTCACACCTGCTGCCGGAATGAAATGCAGCGGGTTGCTGGCTCCAGCAATCAGGTCGAGCAATGTAATCCCACCTTCTTTGGTCGTCACTTCTGAGCCTGCACTCCGAGGGTCGATGTAACGCTCGGCAATCTCTTCGACGTTGTCTTTGTGAGTCTCAAGGGACCAGACAAGCTCAGTATACTCGTTGACACCCCGTCCAGCTCCGCTGCGTTGTGCTGGTCCAGGCTTTCCATCGGGGCGCTCAGACGGCAAAGCCCACTCGCCGTAGCTTTGGTCCGGCCACTCACGGTAAACCCAGATGATCCCATGCACATCCACCCGCGCCCAAAGCATGAACCAGTTTCGTGCACCAGCAGGATCAGCAACCATGTAGTTCGTTCCCTCTGGAGCCACCTTGGACACCGGATCCTTGAAAATGTTCACGTCTCCAAACATCGGGAACTGACTTCCAGCTGTCTGATCCGCCCAACCGTAAGCACGAATCTTGATGTCGTGACTGCTCCGGCCTCGAAGCGTTTGCTTCATCCGTTCCCAATTGTTGTATGGGTTGAGCTTTGAGTGAAACCAAACTACGCCATGCTTGCCGTAAATTCCTTCTGCCTTGTAGGGCATGTGACCCTTGGGCACACCAATGACGTTGTTCTCCGGCAAAAGTTCGGCCGCCTTGTATTCGGTCACCTTGGCAGTTGTAATGAACTCCTTCACCACCTGGGTGTACCCAAGGATCGGTGTAAACGTGACGAGCAACTTTCCTGACCGGGTCACCAGCCGGTATCGAAGTGTTTCCAGCCAATCCTGAGGGACCAGCTCGTCGCACCAAACAATATCGACTTCACCCCCTTCGACGACCTTGATGTCCTGGCTATAGTTGAGGAACCAAATCTGGTTCTTCTGATAAACAGCCGTATTGTCAGTAAAACCGTTCTTCTGCGACCAACTAAGCTGAATAGAGGAAGTACGCTTGGCTTCCTTCAGCTCTTTAGGCAGATACTTATGAAAGACGTTCTGCTGCATCGCCACACTGGTCATGTGGGTCGTATGCAGACACCAGATGTTCAGTCCTCGCTTCTGGCTACGTTCTTTAATCCATGGAGGCATGTTGCCAACCAGATCCATGCCAACAAACGCTTGAGCCACACGTTTGGCTGCCCACTCGGTTTTCCCTGCCCGGTTGCCGCCCAGCACCAACACCTCGTTGAAACGGTTAAGAATATCGTCAGCATCCGGCCACGCCGTCAGCTCACTGCCATACCGGTAGGGATCATCCTGCTCTGCCCGGATACGTTGTTCTCTTGCCAGGAACATGCGCATCACCTGCTCCGTCCCGACGTTCTCGACCATCTGTCGTCGCTGTTCCTCGTTCGGACAAGGAAACACAGGATGTTCCTGCATCGGGAACTTGAGGATCTTCTGGATCAACTTTTCCTTCTGATCCACCGCATCAAATTTCTCTTCAATCTGTGTTGACATAGGCTCGAATTTCTACGATTCTTTCTCTCGTAAGCCTATAGCTTACCGCGTACCTCCTGCACAACCTGAAACATCGGACGCACGAGCGACTAAAATGGTTCCAGCTAGACCCCTTGAGCTGGATTAAAAATCTGAGGCGTCGAAGAGCTTTAGAGTACTGACAGTCAGGCCGCGAGAGAGCCAAGCAGATTGTTGAACGGGTAGCCATTTCTGCACGACTGTAATGCGACACGACGGACGAAAACCTATGCGGATCGTTTCTCTCTTGTTCATAGTACTCTCCCAAGATAAGCAGTAATGCTGAGTCTTGGGGGTACTATGCTCTCCTCTAAACTCTTCCCTGTCGGATTGATTTCCCTCCCGGAGCTAGGGGAATAACAAGAAGACAGCCTAAAATAAGATCCTCGGGAGGGGAATCAAGGCAGGGAATAGGGAAGACAGGGAAAGAACAAGAGTAAGAGAAAGAAAATATAGAAAATGCGGTTGGCTTTTTTACCGCTCAAACGTGTTTTCTACCAGTGACTTACCCAAGATAACTGGAAGGCTTTAACACGAGTTCGTTGTTACGAACCCTGATTCGTTGGCCCAGCTTGACCGGCTTTCCTCCGACGAACACTTGTCCTCCGGTCGTCTCCACATACCGTGGATTCGGATACTTCCTCGTCACAACAACCTCGTACACACCCTTGGGTTGACTTGGCTTCTGCACCTTCTCAACAGGCTTCTCCTGCGCTGGTGAACTATCAAGGATTCCTTGACTGTTCGATGAGACAGCCGTCTCAGCCGGTTTGCCCCCAAGCTCCTCCAGGATGCCATTCCTAAACGCTACACGGCTCGCGTACCCAGTCTTAAACCGCTTGTAGTCCGTCCCCTCCACAAACGACGCCAAATCGTACTTGTCACCCAATAGCGCCTTCACATGCTTCTCGTACACACCAAATTTGACTGTGGTCTCCATAATTATGCAGGTTGAAAATTGTGTGACGCCGGAACATCACAGATGTCCCACAACGCACTCTCGATGATTTCCGATCAGCACCCACTGGTTTCTTTCATCACCAAAACTACGTTGAACCTAATGTTACGCCACAAATTCACCACTACCACAATCATCTCACAACGCAACACCTTCCTACGATTGTAGTGACACAATAGTCCTAGTGCCGCTACGGAGCGCCGCTGCCGGACCTTGTGTCCGATGATTCTCTCTAGTGGGGGGTCTCGTATGTGACTCAATCTCTAGTGGGGGGTATGCGTCGCCAACTTCGACCAATCCAGAATGACGAACCCCCTCCCCCCCTACCGTCTCGCGTCTCGTTCGCGCTCGCCGAGTCGAGTCGACCGGATCGGATCGGCACCCAACCGACGGCACGGACCGCACGCTGACGGTTGACGGCATCGCATGGCAGCGCGTGACGGGTGACGGCAGAGCGTGACGGAGCGGCGGAACGAGCACTGCGGAGGAGCATGCGCAGACGGTGGACAACGGACGGACAAGAGGCAGGGGGTCAGACATGCATGTACGAGGGGGGTCGGACATCGCTTGGGAGACACCATTCGGGGCGGAACGCATTCCCGTTTTCCCCATCCCATCCCAGTCTCGTCTCGTCTCACCTGCACGCTCCCGCACTCCGCACTCCGCTCTTCGTCTCCGCACGCACGCGCACGCTCTCGCTTCTGTTACACAAACTTTTTTCGTCTCTTTCGCATTTTTTGCTTAACTTGTGCGCAGTTGTGACCGATAGTGTACGCATGTTCGCACAATTCATCCTCTCAATCCTACTCTTGGCCCTCGATATCATCGGTTTGCGCATGTTTGCGCTACAGTCTGAGGCGCTAATCTTTGCCGCTCTGGCAATTGCGACGCTACCTTTCTTCCTTTCTTCCGCGCTTTCACTGCGTGGAGAATAGCACAAACCCAACAAACCCAACAAATTAGACATAATATGTACTATAAGATACAAACCACATCAGGCACGGAGCCAGAGGTTTACACTTCACAATCTCAGGCCACATACGACGCGCGCTTGCGCATGGAAGACAACGAGTTTTGCATCGTACCTTACACGTTGCCCGCACGCTTGGAAATTGCGTTGCTCCGTCTTTGGGCGATTGACGCAAACGGAGCTGCGGTGGCGATGTCTGACATGTACGACGGGGCCCATCCGCTCATCCTTGCAATCGAAATTGAGGAAACTCTCGCAAACATGGCTTAAGCGTTCCCAAACTGCCCCTTCGTTTGAGGGGGCAGAAGGGAGCGTTTTGCTCCGCTAAAACCAACATACTACACACTAACACCATGACAACAACAACCACACCTCGCATCTACGTTGGCACCTTCACCAAATACAATTCCGGTTCTATCAAAGGAGCTTGGATTGACCTTGAAGGGCACGACGCAGACTCTTTCCTTGAAGCTTGCAAGGCTTTGCATTCGGACGAAACCGACCCCGAATTCATGTTTCAGGACTTTGAAGGGTTCCCGAAGGGACTCTATGCAGAAAGCTACATTCATTCCCTTCTTTGGGAATGGCTCGAATGTTCGGAGGAGGATCGCGAAGTCTGGGAAGCCTATGCCGAAGCAATCGGGCTACCCTTTGAAGATACCAGCCTAGAACAAGCGCAAGGCGCTTACGTTGGGCAGTACGATTCAAAAGAGGACTTCGCGGAGTCTATTTGCGAGGAAACGGAAGGGCTTTCTTCTTTGCCCGTTTGGCTATCAACCTGCATTGATTGGCAAGCAGTTTGGAACAGCGCACTGCGTTTCGACTATTGCTCACACAACGGCTTTTTTTTCCGCAACCACTAATTTTTCCAAACTCATGAAACCAAACCAAAAAACCGCTTACGTCTATCTCTCTAGTGTGGCCGCTCGTATACGCAAAAGGGGAAACAAGCAGGAAATTCGGGAATTCATTTCTATTTGGCCGAAAATGCAGGCCTACATTAAGGGCCTTCCCGAAAAAGGAAAACTAGTCTAATCGTCAAAAGGGGAACCCTCTTTGCGGGGGGTTCCCTTTTTCTTACTCCGAAGTCCCGTCCTTCTCACCCGGAGGGCGGGGTTCCTCTTTCGGTGTGATGTCAATTACCGGGTGATCCTGCCTAGGCTCGCCCATCGCAGCGAGGAATTGGCTCGCAAGATCATTATCTGACGAGTGGAGATGCAGGTTGACGGAGCCAATCTCTGGTTTCTGTTGAGCCTCCATTTCCATCAGGATATTCGCGGCTTTGTCAAAGGCCAGCACGGCATCCCTTGCGTCCATTTCTGGCATGAGCTCCTCTACCCTTTCGAGGGCGGAGCTGGCCGTTTGCTGTAGTTTGCGACGGAAATTCAGTTTGAACATTGAGTCCGCAAACTGGGTGTCCTCGTCGAGAGCACGCAATTTGACGTCACCGACAACCGTTTTGCTTAGTCCCATCATCTCAGCAATCGTTGGAATGCTTTTCCCTTCACAATAAAGCTTAAGGATTTGTTTCCGCTGTTCCTCGCTGACTGAAGCCCATAGTCCTTTGCCGTTCACCTTCTCAATGTGATCGCATCCGTGCACGTGATCGCTGATGCGCACGCCTGCAAGCCCGGCGAGCTGCCTGGCTCGGCTTTCCGGGCTCTTGTACACCTTCTTTTTGGGAGCTGGTTTTTTGGGCATAAATTTGAATTTGAAAATTGAAAAACCAAAATTGAAATTTGAATTTCAAAATCGAAAAGTGAAATTGGAAAGTGTCACTAGCAAAGCTAATGCTAGCAACAACAGGCACAAGAGTTCTCTGCTCATCCTCGTGAGAACATCTTATCGAGCTTGTCGATCTCTTCTAAGGTTCCAATCAGTGCCAGCTTGACACCGCCCTGGGCAATACGCTCGCGGCGGATTTCCTTTGCTTCCTGTTCAGACAAACACGGGATTCGCTCTGTGCCGCCGTCCAAACGGTACACCTTGACGCAATGTGTGATGACCTCGCTCATTCCCCTTCCTCCCACTTCCCCAGTGTCCGCAGAAAAGCCTCGGCGCGTTGGCGGGCGGTTGCTGTAATCGCCGCTGGCCCAGATGGCAATGTTCTCAAATATACATAAAACTCTTGTTTGCACATTTTATTCTCCACCTCGTGCATGGCGTCGAGCGATCTGCAGTAATCTGGTATGGAATTGCGTGTGACTAATTGTCCTTCCGGTTTAATGACAAATTGATATCCAAATCCCCATCCATCTGTCGCTTTTCTATGCTCAGGTGAGCCTGGCAATTTCCATCCACACACTTCGGCAATGCGCTGGTTGATCTGTTCGTTTGTCATTCCGCGTCCTCCCATTTCCCCAGCGTTCGCAGAAACGCCTCTGCACGTTGATCTGCTCTTGCGCGTACACCGCAATTAGTACCGTACCATGCCATAAGCATTTCACTGTATTTTTCTAGTTGTTGCTCATCCAACACCTTCTCCGCCTCGTGCATAGCGTTGAGATCGTTGCAGTAGTCTGGAATCGGCTTTCTGTGCGCCTCGTACCGGTTGGGCGGAAAACCGCGAAGCCTAAAGCCACCGTTTTCACATTCGCCCACATTTGTCCACCCGCACGCCTTAGCAATTGCCGCGTTGATTTGTTCGTCAGTCATTTGGCTCTCTTTCGTTTAGCGTTGTAGATTCTTTTCTGTTCTCTACGCACTTCAATTGAGCAGTCAATGCACCGCTTCCAAAAGTTAGTGCGCACTTCTGTGGGTGTACCACACATCGGACAGTTGGCTATCCGCTGCACAGCACGCTCACGTTTCTCAAACTCTCGCACAAGAGGCGGGAACTCGACCAACCCCTTGCGCAGTGCGTCCAGCACGATCCGGTTAGACTGCCGGTAGAAGTCTTCTGTCAGGCTCATTCCCCATCCTCCCATTTCCCTAGCGTCCGCAGAGATGCCTCTGCACGTTGACGGACGGCATCCTGCCATTGTTCAAAAGCTCGCCAAACGGCTTTTTTGGGGTTCTGACATCGTCTTTCATTACCGTCTTTCCTAAGCCAAAGTGGACCAAACATTTCGTCGTAATCAAATCGCCAGACTTTGCCATCAACGATGACCTGTTGATCTGGCAAATCGCAAACTGTGATGATCGTATTTGCGTCAAATCGAATGCTTTTCATTTCCCATCCTCCCATTTCCCAATCGTGCGCAGAAATGCCTCTGCACGTTGTCTGGCAGTGGCGTGTACTGGGCATCGTGTTGATTTGGTTATGTCGTACAAAGCCAAGTAGTACCCACGAAAAAGCTCGTCAGAATCCAGCATCTTCTCCGCCTCATGCATGGCGTTGAGGTCTTCGCAGTAGTTTAACAGCATGCTTGTAAATCTATTTTTAGCCCATTCAAATGGAGTAAATTCAATCTCAAAACCTGTAGGATATGTTATTTTTCCTCCTTCTTTTGTTTTGATTAATTTCCACCCACACGCCTCCGCAATCGCCGCGTTGATTTGTTCGTCGGTCATGGCTGCGCCTCCTTCAGCTTGGCTTCCAACTCGGCAATGCGAGCCTCAGCAGCCCTGAGTTTGGCACCCAGCGTGTTGGGCGCATTCGCAGGCAAAGCCATGCCACACGCTGCCAGCATCTCGTTGTACGTGCGGATGCCCAAGCCCTTGACGTTGCGCGTGGATTGTTTCAGTAACCAAGGCCGGAGGAGTTCCGGCTCAATTATGTTGTTGGCTTCCAAGATCCGACAAGCCTTGAAGGACATCATCGGAACGCCAAGTCGCTGGCACAGTAATTGTCTGAAGAGGTATCTATCCATTGTGATCGTCGTTGAGGGTTGTGAGTTTGTATGCTTCTGCCATGACTAGGTCAGCATCGAGCAATGCTGCCCGGTCGCCTGGCATGGATTTCGTGTCATCAATCAGACGTTGTCTCAGCCGTTCAGCCAGAGCTTGAATGGCACTCGATGCCATCTGAGTGAAGTGTCTGTACCGTATCAATTCGGCACGAAGTTCTGCTATCTTTAGTGGATTTTCCATATTTTTTCTATGCTTGTACGAATGATGCTGTTCTGCCAATAAAGCGCATTTCCATGCCTACACCGCATGGGCCGTTGCGCTGGAACGGTATGTTGATCTTGCGGATCTCGCTGCCTTCTTCTTCGTTCAACCGGATTGCCATGATGCAGGTAGCGTCCTGCTGGATAGCACGTGATTCTCGAGCTTTTCCTTGCTCGTTTAACTGAGTGATGCCAATAACAAGACAGCCCAGTTCTAGCCCTATCAGACGAAGCGCGCGGGATACCTCTGCAACCTCACGCTCACGAGTGCTGTCGCGCCCCAGTTCGCAGCGGACGAGCTGGATGTAGTCCACGAGCAACACGCCCAACCCATCCTGTGATTTCGCCATCGCGCGAGCCGTTGCGACGATTGCTCCGATGTCGTGCAGATCATCCCGGATGACCAGCTTGGCTTTCGCGATGGCTTGAGTTGCCCTCGCTACAGCCTGCATGTCGCCATCTGTCTTAACCCCTTCAGCCAGCGTTCTGAGCCTTACGTTGCCGATCTTGGCCACCAGCCTGTCAATGATCTGACTGGCAGGCATTTCAAGGCTAACGATCAGTATACCTTTTTCCATTGTCCTTACGTATCTCTTGTGAATTGTATGATTTTTGTCCTGTGTACTTGCTCACACGCAGAGTCACCTCGATATAATCTGTGCTGACGTTCTCAGGCAACGTGCAGATGTCTTCGAGTTGGCCGACGCACTCCTCCCGCGTTCCGATGTTCAGGACTGTCTGAACAATCTTTGGCCTCGGCATGGGAGGAGCGTCATCAGCAACCGTTGACGTTCTAATCAAGACCCAGCTCATGGCCGATGACTTTGATGCCTTGCGTTTGAGGTTCCGGCCAATCGTTGCGGTCGTTGCACTCTACGAAGTACCGAAGTGAGTGCGCTAACCGCTCCCAGGTGACAGACTCGTCGTGTTTTCCTAGGCGCATGAGCTGCCCATAATGAGGAGCGTCTGTGTCCACGACAGCAAAGATGAACTGTGTCTTGCTATAGCCGATTTGTCTCAGCCCCCACTGGTACCAGGCTGCTTGCTTGTTGTAGCCGAATTGCCAAAACTTGCTGGTGAACCGGAAGAAATCGGTTGTCGTCTTCAGGTCCACAATCGTCGTCAGTTGATCGGGATCACCAGACGGATGCGGGATGATCAGGTCCGGACGCCCCTTGAATTGGACACCAGGGAAACTGTCATCATCCCAGAACATAGAAGCTTCCACCCATAGTTTTCCCAGGTCATGATCCGGATCGTAATCAAGCAGTTTCAACAACTGCCTCGCCGTTGACACGGCTCCCTTGATGCGCGCAACGTCATCCTCAGACACGACTTCCTTACCAATGTTGTCGAGGCAGAAGGCTTCCCATGTCTCTTTTCCAGCCTTGGTTCGCCGGTCAACTTGTGGGCCAACTGCGTATTCAATCCGCTCCTCCAACGCCTGAGCGTGGATCAGTGTGCCAAGGATCATCTCCTTTGATGGCTTGAACTCCTGCGTCTTCCGCCACTGGTAATAGGCTGGTGACTGACAGAACCAGTCAAACTGGTGTTTAGAGAGTCCGCTGATGGCGCGGTACTCAGGCATGGGCAAATTATGATTTATGAGATTCATGGTTTAAGTAGTGTAATTATAAATTCTTCGATTAAAGCGTGCAGGTCTTGCACAGTTCCAGCGTTCACGATTTCGTAATGGCACGCAATACTTTTTTGTTCAGTTTCGCTAACGTGCTGCAAGACAGGAATGTCTGGGCGCACAATTCTGATGAGTTTTCCTCCCTGACGACGAATCCACTGCGCTTCGTTCTCGAAGCGAACGTCCGTAATCACAGCAGGTTTGCCGTAACGTACTGCATTTGACCAACGTAAGTGGCGAATCCACACCTCAGGATCGTACTCGCGTCCTGCCATCCCGATGTCTTGCAAGAGTTTGCGCCCCCGTTCATCCTTCAGCCTATTCCAGCCAAAGTGATTAAAAGCTAAGTTTTTGATAGGATCAGCGAACGCAATGCGCTCGTAGCCAGCCCTAAACAAGGCTTCTGCTGCCGTGTCTTTGCCCACACCAGCATTCCCGACTAGACCGATGAGTTTCGTATTCATATAGGATTGATCTCAAGGCTCATGCAGCCGGTGATGCTGCCGTTTTTGTCGCGAATGAACTTGGCCGGTGAGTATAGGTCGCGACGCTTGGGGAATTGTGCTCTCACCATGGACGGAACAATATATCCGACACCAGGTTGTGGATCTGGAACTCCCGAGATTCCAGCAACACGAGTCTCGATTACCGGAACACCAAAAATTGTTCCAGCATCAATCGTGTGCGCGTTGCAGCGAGCAATGTCTCCCGAAGGTGGGATTACCACCTCCCCAATGTTGATTTCGTGTGGCGTTAAGTTTATGAGCTTCATGCGTTTATTAAGTTTGCGATAATGTTGAGTGCTAGCATTGTTTTGCCGGATTTGGTTTCTCCGCCAACGACAAGGAAGTCGCCGTATCTCAATGGCGTGAGATTGTCGAGCTTGTCGTAGCCTGTTCGAATGCGTTGTGTCTGATCGTCGCCAGTCTCGTACCGGGTCACGGCATCCATGAGCAGCGACTGCGTGTCCATACGCTTGGGTGGAGCGAGCTTTGTCTGAATGGCGTCCACCTGCATTGCGACGTCCTGGACAAGATCGGTTGTCGGAATGTCTGACTTGTGGATTTTTCCGAGGCTTTCGTGCAGGACCACCATCAGCGACCGTCGCTTGGCAGTGCTGGTCACAATCGCCAGCAGCTCCGGCAGCGCAGACTCCACAGGCATCACCGTGTACAGGTCAGTCAACTGCGCAAAGGTAATCTCTTCACGCTCCCGAATACGCTCGAAGATGATCCGCACATCAGGCGTAATCCCCTTGGCGTTCAGGTCGAGCACCACTTCCACGCAAGCACGAGACAGTGGATCGAAGATGTCCGAAGCAAGGAAGCCTCGTTCAGCCATGATGTTCAAGACCGTCTTGGGATTGTTAAGGGCAATGGATGCCACTCCACGCTCCGCCTCGGTTGCCTGAGGCAACGTCAATTCGTCAAAAGCCTTGGTCTGTCGTTTCATCGCTTAAAAGGTTTCCTGAGTTCATCTTTCTGCGTTCGGCGCGGTACTGAGCGGATCTCTCCAGCCAGTTGTGAATGAACATTCCAATACCGCGCTTCTTCCGTTTGCGCCCCGGCTTGGCCTCGAGCCAGAGACGCGCCTTCATCAACTCGTCAGCGACTGTCTGCTGTCCGTACTTCTCGACTGCTCGTTCGAGCACATCACGAGGGGCGCAGACGTTGCCGTCGGCGCAGGGGAAGAGCATCGAATAAATCGTGGTCTCTCCCTCCTTCTCTCCCTCGGTTTCTCCCCTATCCTTCCTTTCCCCCATACCCCCTATCCTACCTAACCCCACTTCCACTCCCTCTCCATCCTCCCTCTCCGCCATAGTAGGCTGTAAACATTCGCTCATTGACGGGAACATAGACTGCTCACCGCAGAGCCTATTAGGCCCGTGGAAGCCTGCGTCGGGATCGTCCTGATAAGTGACAGCGGAATACACTCCGAGAAGCTCAGAAACACGTCCGTCGTAGTATTTGACGTACACTCTCATTCCACACCCCCTTTCGCTGCCTCGATGAGCGCATCCGCCTGTTCGATCCACCAACCATCGTCGCAAGCATCTTCGAATTGGTAGTCTGTGTTTGAGAGCCATGCTGCCTTAAACATCGCAGCAAT